TAACATGCCAGTCTTCACGATTAATGATGACCTCTTCGATATCTGCGTCGTCTTCCCCGGGAGTCCATGATGGTCTCATTTGTAGATGGGGTGGAAGCGGTCCCTCGACTTGACCACGATTCTCATAGCCAACGATGCCACCTCTACGCATTCCTTGCGGAGGCATCTGTCCACGCGGTGGTCTAGGCATATGCATAGGCATACCCACCCCAGTGGGAACGGCCCCCATGGGGCGAAAGCTAGCAATACCGCCTTGGTTAAGTCCGTTCACTGACAATGCTCCTATACCCGCGCCAATATCCACATCTGGCGCATTAAATAACTTTCGTTCAGCAGCTCTTCTGTTCACAAGACCGTCAACAATTTCCTTCTCACCGGGTTCTCCGGCTTTAACAAACCCCTGCACCGGATCAGTCAATTCATAAATAAACTGAGGTATTTCCAGTTTATTAAGATGACCACGCGCCTTAGAGCCGCGCCACCTTTTGGTGTTCCCATGATTAAACAGGAAGCTAATGACAGCGGCGCTTTCATTAATACCAAGCTCATCCCGAATTTCTTCAGAAACCGTACTATTAAAATCGCTGAACGCAGACTGGAGGTCTCGATCAAAACGAGACTCTGCCTGCTCTCGCGTAACCGTGTCGCCCTCTTTAACTCCCCTCGTGCTACCCCATCCAATCGTCCATCTGTCTCCAGCTATCGGTTGATAGGCTTGAGGGGCAAAATCCTGAGTCTCGGGAACCTGTTCATATCCCCGGATAAATCGTTTCGCGGCCTCAAGAATAAATTTGTCTTTATCGAGCGCAAGAGAAGCTGCTTCTATCTCTGCATTATCCGCCATAGCTAATCCGTACTCGTCTCTACGCCGAACAGGTTAAAGCTGAAATCTCCACTACTCGCATACACAGTCACCACATCAGTCTGATCTAAAGTTAAACCGAACACACCGAGATAGGTGGTGGTTGCCGCCAACGCTTGGTCGTAATACAGGTACTGCTTAGTCGCATCGGATGCCGCTGCCACACGCACAGAAACCCTGAACGTACCGCCTGAGCCTCCTCGATTGCACACCACGATCGAACTGCACGTCGTCTCTGTCGTATCGGGCGTCGTGTACAGCGTCGTAGCTGTGGTAGCCGAAGGCGCCACTTGTCCTAAGACTTTAAGGGCATCAGCCACTGGAGGCGCCCATCAGTAAAAACTGGTATCGCCTCTGGGCCAGTGAAGAGGGCGTTGTCCTGACCTCTTCCACCTCGATTGTTCTGGTATTCAAATCACCAATGACCTGCTCCATAGTACGCCGGAACATGGTCTCTTCACTCATCTCATAGTCTTCATGAGGAAGGGGTAATGGCTGCGAATACGGCTTGGTCTGTGCCATCAGCGTCTCCCGTCAGGCCGAACGTCCATCCGAAAATCACCCATCCGCCAACCCACCCCTGTCGCCGTGCTCTCAAGGCGTAAAATGCCCTGCCGTGCACGCGCCCGAATAAACGCTTGAGTCGTGTCCGAGCTGACCGTCGATGTCGTCAGCGTCGCGGGTGTCTCCCCGGGGTAATTACGCCCCTTGAGGGTCACCGTCAGTGACTTGGTATCCGCTGACCCGCTAAACGCAAGGTCAGGAATAATGCGAGAGATGGACAAGAACTTTTCTCCATCTTCAAAATCAAAATCTCCCGACTCAATGTACGCCGTCATCGCAGAACCATCGGCGTCGGTGCCTGTCTCATGCTGGTAAATATAATTGGAGCTGTCTGCTGTTCCCGCTGCCATCGGAAAATTCCTGGTGGGCGCCGCAGTCCATGCGGTACGTTCCAATGTACCCACCGACCACAGATTCTCTCGGAAGTTGTACATCACATACCGATCGATCTCTGTACCTGACTGACTGTCGGAAGCATAAAACCACATCACCTCAAACCAGTCGGGATTCGATGCAGCAAAACACTTAAACGCCTGACTCAGATTGATATCACTGAAGACATAATCCTGAACGGTACAAGGCAGCGGCCTGACCGCACCGTCATAGACCCAGAAACTCCCCCGATCCATCCAGAACACCCGGCTTTCCGCCGCAATGGCCGCATTCGGACTTAACATCGATGGCCCTTCCATCACCTGAGTGAATTGGAAAGTAAAATAACCACCCACGTAGCGCATGGAATAGACCGCCGCATCAGTCCATATCAATATTTCTTGACGCGCCTTGACCGCGCTCATAATGAAAGACCCGGTACCCAAACGCTGACCACCTGCATCTGAATTCGTGGCTGGAGTCCAGTTACCTGCATCTTCGATCTTGGACCAACGCACAAACATCTCGTCCAAAGTCGAAGAACCGATCGCATTCACCCCAAAGGCAATCACATGACGGTCAATCTCTGATACCAGCACTAGATTGCAGGCAGTAGGCGCATTGCTGGCGGTGCTTAATGCACTGGTGTTAATCGCCCGGGTCGAGACGCCATTCGTCGCATCCCAGTAATACACCCCACCACCCCGGGGACAAAGGAGTAAATCCTCACCAAAATTATCCTGCGACCAGAGCCGTAATTTTTCACCAGCTGAAGCACTACCCCATGTACCACGCCCCCATGTGCTGGAACCAAAACCGGTTCCCGGGACTGTGGTATCCAAACCGGTATTGATCTGATAGGCCGCACTCACGCTACCACCACCACTAAAAACAATCTCATACGCCGTGACACCGGTCGCATAAGCCGTGGCATTGGTGTTGTAGGCGCCTCGGGTACAGCCGGTCAGGGTGTGAGTACTCTTGCCGGTAAAAGTAATATATTCCGAGTCAATCTTTATTGAGCCACTGCTCGGGAAACCACTGGCATCCGTCAATACAATCGATGTCGCCGCCGCAGTAATCGCACCATTCAGCGTGGTGGTATCCGCAACCCCCGTTCCAGATGAGGCCTCGATCTCATACGCATCCGCACCCCGAATCGTTGCGATCTGGTACTCGGCATTCAGCGTGGCCGCAACAATACCACCGCCGGTCAGGGTAGACGCTGATGAGTAGGTCACGTAGTCACCGGCTACCGCGCCATGGGCGGTGTCCGATATCAGCAATGTGGAGCTGCCGTTAATCTCCCCGAAAGGAGCGCTGAGCGAGGCTGTCGCTCGAATGGGGGTGACGTCGTTGTAGGCGCCGCCCTCTTCAATGTAGTACTTGAGGTTGGTACCAATCCCCATGTAGTTAGTGCCGACCAAATCGTTCCATGTATGCAGCGCGCGAGCCGTACCGAGATACGTGTTGTCCGAAAACTTCTGCCAACCGCCAATCTTTTCTGGACGCCCGGAACGCCAGCGGATTTTATCCGAGTCGTACCAGCCACCATCTGCTGCGAACTGGGTACCCTCTTTCTGAATACCCGGCCTAAACTGAAACTTCGCTATAGCCATCTAACCACCAACAACCAGTTGCAGAAGACGCAAAGCGCGCACACCCATACTACGCCCCCACTGGGAACGCTCTAGTTCTCGGGCTGCCTTGCGCCAATCTCCAGTTTCCATGGCTGTCAAAAAATCCTCCTCCTCAGAGAGCTGCTTCCACCCCATATTGAAGTGCATATTGACCAGCGCACGCTGACGCCCGTCGCTCAATCCAGAAAACCAGGAGAGCTGTTGGTTCAGTTCATCAAGTGCAGACTGAATACCGGAAGAGATAACCGAATTATCTTTACCTTCATCGGTTCTCAGCTCCTGCATCAGCTTTGGCAGGTCCACTACTTGATTCCTCTTGCCGCGCCTTGTCCAAATCCCGGTAGTACTCAATGATTGAGAGCACCTGCTGGATATACCGCTGAATCTGCGCGACGTTGTTACTCAAATTCTCGTAGCCCTTGGTCGTCAGGGAATACCAAGCGTTAACGGGCGCTTCGCCCGCCTTCAGATCGTTAAGATATTCCTCCATGGTGTCCGGTGTAAGAACCTTCCACTCGACCGGCACACCCTTCACTGCGGGTGGCAGCGGTGGGTGATACATCGGCGCCGGTTTGGAGATCGTCACCACCTCCACCGGCCTGACTTCAGGCGGGGTGAAGCGGGAACCTCCCATAAAGGAGCAACCGCTAATCAGCAGCAGGTATATCGCTAGTGTCTTCTTCATCGAATTGATTCGGATCAGTTAAATCCTGAAGCTCCTGAAATACCCGCGCCGTACCGCGATTCACCATCTTTTCCACTAATCCGGGCTTACGCAACGAGAGCATGTCCAAATCATGCCTAGCAAACTTGTTGCGTAAATCCTCCACCTTTTCATTGGCCTCATTGTTGGCCACCGTCAGACTCTGAATCCGCTGCTGCGCATCTTTCTGATCAGCTAACGCCTTCTCAATCTGTTCGTTCT